GGAGGAAGCGTGATGAAGAACCTAGTACTAGAAAAAATAGGTGTAGTTACGAATATCTTAGAGGACAAGCGCATTGCGTTTGCTGAGACAGAGGACGGGGAGAGTGTGTTCCTTGACCCTACCGTATCGGAGGGTTTGGAGATTGCTGATCAAATTAAAGTCACGGTAATTTCGAACTCGCGTTTCAGCAGCCGGACGCAGTGGCGGGCGCTCAAGGTTGAATTGTTGGAGGACGAAATTGCTCTGGCTTCTCTGGCTACTCCGACTCCAGAAGAATTGCAGGAATTGATCTTAGGGTATTTGGATGATGAGCCTGATATGTTTTTTTCATCCCACCACATTTTAAGGGCTCTTGGTTTGAACATTGGTCACGGAGACTTACGGGCGGAGGCTGACAAGTTGTACAGGGATCAACAGATTTGCAGGGCCAAGGTTTCAGGACCTCGTTACCAGAAGCGCACTCAGTTTTATTTGTATTCGAAGAACATCGAAGCGTTTCTGTATGACGTCGATAGCGATTATATTATGGAGGAGAATGATGGGTAAGATGAAAGACATGTTGATCGGGATGCAAGAGACGCCGATCATGGACCCATGTTCTAATTGTGATGGGTTGGGTCAGGTATTTTATGAGGTTGTTCGACCGCAGGGTTTTGGTCGTGACGTTGGTTATTTGGACGAGGTCCAAGAGCCGTGTATCGAGTGCAGTGGTGACGGAGAGATGCCGCGATTGTGTGATTGCGGTGAGGAGGTGACTCTTGGAATGGGTCACGATGTTTATATTTGCGAGGAGTGTGCGAGATGAATTTACTGCAAAAGATATGGTCGAATATCAGGAAGAACTCTAGGGCTAATAAGCTGACGCGTAGGCAGCAGATTTTCCAAGAGTTGTCTCGTGGGGAGGGCACGGCGCGTCAACTGGCGGATCGTTTGGGTTTACGTTTAACGCTTATTCGGACGTATTTATCTACGTTGCATCGAGAGGGCTTGGTTAAGTCTACTGGCAAGAAGGTTGGTAAGGAGCAAGTTTGGAGGACAAAGGAGTGACGGATAGGGAGATGGATCAAATGTTGGATGAGGTATTTCGCAAGGTATTTGGGAGGGACTGGTGATGGTTGAGTATTTCACGGCGTTGGTTTTGCATTACGAGTTGCAAGGCAAGGAGCTTGAGACGGTGGTTTGGTTTGAGAACGAGGCCCATTGTCAGGAGGTTTTGCAGAACGATGCGGCGTTGCCGTTGTACAATAAGTTGTACGACTTGTACGGCAACAACATCATGATGTTTTGCGAGGTAACGGAGCAGGCTTCGAGGATTGTTCGGCCACGAGCAAGACCGGAGGTTGGCAATGGGTGATCAGGACTTAACGAATTTTCAAGCTGCTCAATTAAAATGGTTAAAGCGTCAGGTTGATGCGTTGCAGGAGGAGCGTTACCGCCGTGATGCGCGGCCCAATGTGCAGATGGAATTGTTTGCAGCGCGTGAGGAGCTTGACACATACGTTAAGAACCTTCGGGAAGTGGGGAAACAGATATGAAGCTGAAGATACCTCACCGCAAAGAATACGAGATTGTGTACAGGGAGTACTGGTTGGTCCAGAACAAACAAGACATGGCTGACAACCCTCGTTTTAATGGAAGTAAAGAGCCCAATGTTCCGATGGTTAATAAGTTTCAAGTCAACGGCAAGATGGGTGGTCGACCTTTGAAGCTGACCAAGGAGGCGGAGAAATTAAACAAACTTTTGTCGAGTGGTCTTACGTTAAAGGATGCAACGTTTATAATGGACATGACGATGCAAGCGTTGTCCCAGATTAAAGCTAAATACAAACTTCCAAGGAAAAAGAATGAATCCGTTTCTAACGTACATCCCGACGAGGATTAAAGAATTAGATAAACAGATCGATGACATACTGTGGGAAGAAACCGCAGATCCGAGGATCGAGCAGCTAGTAGAAGAACTAAATTACCTAAAGGAGAAAGAAGCAAATGGTGAACTATACGAACCCGATTTTTAACGGCATCTTGAAAGAGGCATCGATTATTGTCTTGGACGTAATGAATACGCAGACAGCGTTTGGGATTACGGACGAGGGAGAGCGATGTTTTATACCTGCCAAGGTGGTAAAGACATTTGGCCTTGAGGAGGGTCTGGAGACAAACGCCGTCATGGTGAGCAACACGGGGGATTTCAAAGGCGATGTACCGTGGCGGGTTATCAAGACCTTGAGCGTGGGGCCGCAGGACCAAGCTGTAAGTTTACAGAAGAACCTTCGAAAGGCTATGGGTGACGGCGATGCGCCTGATCTATACAGTTTGAGGGAGTTATCTGAAACAGTGGGGGCCTCTGAGGAGAACGTCGAGAAGGCTCTGAAGACCATGGAAGATATAGGAACGGAGACGATGTACTACTACGAGACGTAACTTGCGTGTCGCCCACATGTGTGCTACCTGTGGGCGACAACTTTTAGAGGATTGCTTATGGCTAAGAAACAAAAACCCCAGCCGCCATTGCCTAAGTTTAGAAACGTGGCGATGTTGCTGGATGATCACGAGATGCTTCGTGAGATGGCGGACAAAGAGCAGAGGGCCATGGCCCGTCAACTGTCTGTTTTGGTAAGAAAAGCCTATGCAGCATTAGAAAACTCTGATACTCTTTAATCACTGCTCGACGAGGCCCACGCCTGTGGCCTTATCTGCTCCTCATTAACTAACCCCGACCCGGCTAGGTTTCGCACTGCAACGGTTGGGGTTATTTTTTTGCCTCGTTAGGCTTTCCCTTTTTCCCTGCGATTTGGTAGTCCTTTTCTTTGGAGTACCCACGGATCTGTGTGACGTTGCTTCTTTTCATATCTTTAAGGAAGGCGGCGGCAACATCTGGGGAGAGCCCAGCTAATTCGCCAAGCTCCTCCTTTGCGCTTTTAAGGTTTGTCCATCCTTTTCTGTAATCGCAGATTGCTTCGATCATTTCGTCGTGGGTTTCAGACTTAGCCATTCTTTTGCCTCCTCGCCTAGTACTTTTGCACCGATATCGATCTTCGCTCGAAGAGCTTTGACGATCCGTTCGTCGATTGTGCCTTCGGATATCAGATCGATGTATGTCACGTTATTCTTTTGTCCGATCCGGTGAGCGCGGTCCTCTGATTGTATGCGCGTTTCCAGATTGAAGTCATTGGCATAGTACACCACTAGGTTAGCTTCGGTCAACGTGAGCCCATATCCAGCGGTTGCTGGGTTGCCTACGAAGAACTTGAGCGGGTGGTTTGGGTCTTGGAAGTTTTGGACGATGCGATTGCGTTGATCGTCGGATGTATCGCCGTAGTATGATGCAGCGGATCCTTCCCCAAACTTATCGTTCAGCATAGCTGTAATCTGTTGGATGTCGTACCGGAAGCGAGACCAGATGATTGCTTTACCATCGTGTTCTTCCATGATCTCGGACAGCGCATCCATGCGGGAGGATTTAAAGGTCAGGATGTCTCCGTCATCTGTCTTGAGATGACCGGACATAATCTGTTGCAGCCTGAGTAGCTGGGTAATGACCGCGGGCGCAGACACGAGGTCCCCGTTATCGAGGAGCAAGAGCGCCTGTTCTTTGATCTGGTTGTACATCTTCAGTTGCTCGTCGGTCAGGGTGACGTATCGAGCGGTGTAGACTTTATCGGGGAGATCGAGGCAGTCTTTTTTGAGCACTCGATAGGAAAAGTTTTCGATGCGCCACGTTAATTCATCTAGGTTTTTGAACCCGACGATTTGCTGGAATGAATTATGTCCCATGGTGCGCTTTTGCGTGACGGCATACCGTCCTTGAAACGCATAGAAACTATCATACCCCAGCAACCCCTCCCTTAAAAATTCACACTGCGAATAAATATCCATCGGACTTTTTGTAACTGGAGAGCCTGTCAACAGTCTTTTGTACTTGAAGTTCGACGCGATTTTCATCAGGTTCTTGGTGCGCTTGGCCTTATGGTTTTTGATGGTGGTTGATTCGTCGATTGCGATTAGACCATTTGAGCCCAGCGCACGACCCATCCACTCACCAGCGGTTTTACCTTTGACCGAGGAGAACGCTTCGACGTTCATGACAAAGATTGTCAGTCCGTTGAACCTGTTTTTTACGGAGCGCATTTCTTCTTGCTGTTTTTTATTTGGCGACGAAACCCATCGTATGACACGGTGCTCGATGTCATCGGACATATGCTCGGGGATTTCTTTGGCTACCCAGTTGCGATAGACGCCCTTGGGTGCGATGACCAAAGCAAAGTCGATGAGCCCTGCCTGGTACAGCATACCCATGTTGTCGATCAGAACTTTGGATTTACCTGTTCCCATTTCCATAAACAGCCCGAACTCGATGCGATCCCACCCTGTGTTCAGAGCATGTTTTTGATGATCAAATGGTTTTAGTTTAAAATTGTAGTTGACATTCATCATATACCTCCACTATTGTCTTCTTTACGGATAGCACGAGGCTACCGTATAAAGCAACCCTGAAGAGGAAAAACTTATGAACGATATATTTGAAGACTACTTTGACGAATCGGAGGCGTTATCGTCTGTCGATACTGGAACTGGAAAGCAGCTAAGTCAACTGGTTCGAACCCTGCGTAATGTTGAGCAGCAAATCAGCGATGCGGAGGAGCACTTGAAGTCCCTCAAGCAAGAGAAGCACAAGCTGTCTGTCGAGAACATTCCAGTTCTGATGGACGAGATGGGCGTTGAGCGTCTTGATGTGGACGGTGCTATAGTCGAGCGCAAGATGATTGTGTCTGCCTCGATACCCAAGGACCGCAAGGACGAAGCCTTGGGCTGGTTACGCGACAACGGTCTGGACGATATCATCAAGAACGATATCACAGTTTCGTTTGGTAAGGGCGAGGACAATGTTGCGGGGGACGTTGTTGGTCTGCTGCAAGATCGTGGTTTCGATCCGCAAACCAAAACCCACGTTCATCCATCCACACTCAAAGCGTTTGTCAAAGAGCGCGTGACGGATGGCAAACCGCTTGACCTCGATCTGTTCGGGGCATTCATTTCAAACACAGCACAGATCCGGAGGAAAGCATAATGGGTGCAGTAGCAAAAAAGAAAAGTGCAGAGTTAAGCACAGATGTCATGGACGATATCCTAGAGTTCGCGGGCGAAGGCGCAACATACGACAGCAGCGAGATGCAGATCCCGTTCATTCGTATTTTGCAAGCGATGTCTCCGCAACTCAAGAAGCGTGAAGCGCAGTACATCGAAGGCTCTGAGCAGGGTGACATGTTTAACAATGTGACCATGGAACTGTTCACGGGCGAAGAAGGTGTAACAGTCGTTCCTTGTTTTCAAACCACCAAGTACCTTGAGTTTGTTCCTCGTGAGCAAGGCGGTGGTTTTCAAGGGGAGATCCCAGCAACCGATCCGGTGCTCCAGAAAACAACGCGTAGTGGGGCCAAGGAAATCCTGCCCAACGGTCACGAGTTGGTTAAATCGGATCAGCATTTCTGTTTGATTGTTGGCAAGGACGGACTTACTCAGCCCGTTGTGATTGATATGAAATCATCGCAGTTGAAAGTCAGCCGTCGTTGGAAGACGCAGATTGCTATGCAAAAGATCAAGCACCCAAAGACAGGGCAGATGGTTCTGCCTCCGTTGTTNGCNACTCAGTGGAAGTTTTGCACTGTCGAAGAGAGCAATGACCAAGGGTCATGGTTCAACTACACTATTGAGAAGATCGGTTTGGTCGAGGACCGCGATCTAATGCTCGAAGCCAAAGCCTTCCGCGACAGTGTTGCGGCTGGCGAAGTGAAAGCTGCTGCGGAGGAGGGAAACCCAACTTCCAATCCTCCGGTCAAGGACGATGAAATTCCGTTCTAGTAGCCTCGGGGGACGGTTTTAAGGATTATCCGTCCCCCATTTTTCACTTGGGAGCAGTAAATGTCACAACCTAAAAAGCTGCTTGCCGCGTTTGCCGGAGCCAAGAATGCTCATGGTACAACGACTGTTGGACGAATAGGCAGGAACGGTAAGGCGGACAGTAAAAGCAAGATTATACGAGAGCCATTGACCGAGGCGCTAGTACAGGCGCACATTGATGGCAAGCAGGGGGTCGGGGCTATTCCGATCAACGAAGAAAACAAGTGTAGGTTTGGAGCGATTGACGTTGATGTCTACGATCTGAACCAGAAGGAATTGCAAGACAAGATCCAGAAGCTCCAGCTTCCGCTGTTGCACTGTCGATCTAAGTCTGGTGGGGCTCATCTGTATTTGTTTCTCAAGGAGTGGGAGCAAGCAGCCGTGGTCCGCGAATACTTGACCGAGATGTCGATCATGCTGGGTCACAGTGGGGTAGAGATATTCCCAAAGCAAGACACGATCATCGTTGAGCGCGGGGATGTGGGGAACTTTATTAACATGCCATACTTCGATGCGGAGATGCCCCAGCGGTATTGCTTCGATGCGAAGGGCGAGTCCATGGAGCTTGATGAGTTTCTGGATGCTATCGATAAGAAGAGTGTGTTGCTATCGGATCTGGAGGCTATTCGCAGCACGACCCAGACGCGCAAGCATTTTGATGATGGGCCTCCGTGTATTCGAAACATCTTTTCGGATGGGCCGCAGAGTGAGCCGCGCAACAAGCTGCTCTTTTTTATGGGCGTGTATTGCAAGAAGAAGTTTCCGGACAGTTGGCAGAATGCGCTGGAGGAATATAACCGGACGTTGTTTTCTCCTCCGCTGCCATCGACGGAAGTCATGACGGTAATCAAGCAGCACGAGAAGAAAGACTGGGGCTACACTTGTAAGGAAGAGCCGTTCAAGTCGTACTGCGACCCATCTCTATGCGTGTTGGCAAAGCATGGGATTAGTGACGATGCTCCGGATGCACCACAGGTGGGTGGTCTAACGATTATGCTATCTGAGCCGCGCTTATACTTCATGGATGTAAACGGGTTGCGGATTCAGTTGAGCACCGAGCAGCTACAGAACCAGACGCTTTGGCAGCGGGCTTGTATGGAGCAGTGTAACTTCATGCCTCCGACTACCAAGGCCAATAAGTGGCAGCAGATGGTCAACAGCTTGATGAGCCAAGCAACGTACATCGATGTGCCGGAAGAGGAAACGTATGCGGGGCAGTTCAAGAACCATTTGGCTTCTTACTGCACGAGCCACATACGGGCGATGGCACCGGAAGAAATCGAGATGAACAAGCCGTGGACCGATGACGGTGTCACGAAGTTTAAGATCGAGGGGCTGTTGGAATACCTGCATCATCGCAGGTTCACTGCGCTGGGCCGAGCCCAGATCATTCAGATGATCAGGGATATGGGTGGCGATAGTGGCAGTCAGAATATTGTAAAGCGAGGTGGGAAGCGAACCAAGATACGTTGTTGGTGGGTTCCTGCATTTGAAGATGACGAGGTAGAGTTACCCGTACAGGAGATAAGTAATGACATCCCATTCTAATAAATTGCTACGGGTCGGAGAGGTTGCCGATCTGTTGGGAGTATCACGGTCTTACGTCTACAAACTGGCACAGATGACGGAGGACTTTCCGAAACCCATTGTTCTTGGGTCCGATGACAATCGACGCTCGGCTTCGCGCTGGGTTCTGTCGGAGATCGAGGACTGGGTCAACAGCAGACCAAGAGGAAAAGAATATGATACCTAAAGCAGAACTTGTTCTAGGCCCACCAGGCACTGGTAAGACATACTACCTCATCCAGCAGATTAAACAGGCGTTGCAGAACGGAGCGCATCCATCTCGACTGGGGGTTATTTCATTCACTCGCAAGGCCATTGAAGAGATGGTGACGAGAGCCTGTGCAGAATTTAATCTGGAGGCCAAAGACTTTCCCCATATGCGGACAAGCCATTCGTTTGGGTTTCGGGGGCTGGGCCTACAGACACAAGACATCATGAACAAAGAGGACTACGACAACATTGGTCGAGAGATCGGACTGACCTTCGAGGGAAAGATCCGGACAAACCTAGAGGATGGCTTGTCTATGCCCACGCTTGGAGGATCGGGGTCCAAGTACCTACAGCTAGAGAACCGCGCTCGGTTGCGAATGATTGATCTGGATACGGAGTTCAATCTGGAGGGTGACTGGGACTTGTTCTTTCCCAAGCTGGAGCAGTTATCCAAGCAGCTTATTGAGTACAAGGCTGCTGCCAGCAAGTACGATTATGTGGATATGATCGAGAAGTACATCACGCTGGGGATCCCACCGAACCTTGATTATTTGTTTATCGACGAGGCACAAGACTTCACGCCATTGCAGTGGCGCATGGCCGAGAAGATAGCGGAGAAGTCAGAGAAGGTTTATATCGCTGGCGATGACGATCAGGCCATTCACAGATGGACGGGCGTGGACGTTAAGCTGTTTAACAAAAGCTCGCCCAACGTGAAAGTCTTGGAGCAGAGTTACCGCATTCCAAGGGCCGTGCATCAAGTGGCAAGCACAATCGCTCAACGGATCGATGATCGGCACGTTAAGCAGTTCGATGCTCGGGACGAGGAGGGCACCGTTGAGTACGTTTACCATCTGGAAGACATCCCGTTGCACGAGGGCTCGTGGACAATCATGGCTCGGATCAATGGGTACGTCTATGATCTGGCGAAGCGCATTCGAGCAGCGGGGTTTAAGTATTCCATTAAGGGTAAACCCAGCATCCCACTTGAACTGGTGGGGAATCTAGGAACGTGGAACGACCTATGTGCTGGCAAAAGCGTGGGGCTGCAGCGCATTATGGATCTCTACTCGGCGGTTCCCAAGCAGGGTAAGAATGCTGTGGTGCGTCGAGGCAGTCAGCAAATGCTTGAGCTTCTGCCTCCGGAGGCAGAGTTGGATATGGAAATACTACAGCTACAGTACGGGTTGTTGGCTGGTGCGGAGCAGAGCGCCTATGAGGTGATGCGCGTGGGCAAAGATGATCAGGATTATATTGACGCCATGTCACGAAGAGGCGATGATTTAATGTCCGAGCCTCGCATCAAGCTATCCACATTCCATGCAATGAAAGGCGGGGAGGATGACAACTGCGTTGTGTACACGATGTCGACCGCGGCGTGTGTAAACAGCGATCATCCTGACGATGAGCATCGAGCGTTTTACGTTGGCGTAACCCGAGCGCGTCACACGTTATACATTCTTCAGAGCAACTATAAGTACAGGTACACGATATGAATTGTTGGCATTGCGGAACGAAATTAATCTGGGGCGGGGATCACGACGAAGAGGACGAATCTGAGTTTGACATGGTGACTAACCTATCGTGCCCTAACTGCGATGCGTTTGTTTTAGTTTATCGACCAAGGGAGGATGAAGATGAAGAGAGATGAAGTGTTGGACACAGCCAAAGAATTGATCAACGGTCAGAGGGCCGCGGACTACGGTGATGCATACGACAACCATGTTCGGATTGCGGAGGGGTGGAACATTATTATTGGCGGCGCATTAAAGAGCCACGGTCATGTAACTCCTGCGCATGTCGCGCTGATGATGGATTGGGTAAAGAGTGCGCGTTTGGTTGAGAACATCGACCACGAGGATTCGTGGATTGATAAGGCTGGTTACAGTGCATTGGGGGCGGAGCACACGACTCGGGACAAAAGCAGTATGTTTGATATTATGGATAGGATGCGTGAAAAGAATGCAAAGTAATTTATTTGGCAGTGCGCTGCATCACCAGATTAAAAACGAGTTGGATCTGATCGACGCTGACTGGAACATTCCACCGGAGTATCCCGATCTTACGGGCTACAAAGAAGTGGCAGTGGATCTGGAAACCTATGATCCCAACATTAAAACCTTGGGCCCAGGATGGGCTCGCAAAGACGGTCATATCATAGGGATTGCTGTGGCAGCGGGGGAGTATAAAGGTTACTTCCCGATCCGCCATGAAAACTCCCACAACCTTGATCCAAAGTTTACCCTGCGCTGGCTCAAGAAGCAGATGTCGGTGCCTGATATGAATGTGATCATGCACAACGCGACCTACGATGCGGGATGGATGAGGGCCGAGGGCATAGAAATCAAGGGTCGGATTATCGACACGATGATTACGGGCGCACTGGTCAACGAAAACCGCTGGTCCTTTGGCCTCGATGCTATGGCCCGAGACTTTGTTGCGCTGCGCAAGAACGAGAAGCTATTGCAAGCTGCCGCCAAGGAGTGGGGCGTGGATCCCAAGGCAGAGATGTACAAGCTGCCGCCCAAGTATGTGGGGGCTTACGCGGAGCAAGATGCGGTGGCTACGCTTAAACTGTGGCAGGCCCTCAAGATCGAGCTAGAGGATCAGGAACTCTGGCATATCTGGGACATCGAGAACGGGTTAATTCCCTGCATGTTGGACATGCGAAGCCAAGGGGTGCGGGTGGATCTCGACAAGGCCGAGCGGAACAAGAAGTTTATTCGAAAACAATCCAAGCTGATTCGCGGACAGATTGAAAAAGAAGCTGGCATGGAGGTGGATATCTGGGCCTCTGCATCCATAGCTAAAATGTTCGACAAGCTCGACATGGAATACCCAAGGACCCCGACCAAAGAAGACGAGGAAACAGGGAAGGTAACGGGCGGCGCTCCGTCGTTTACCAAAGCGTGGCTAAACAACCACCCCGCAGAAATCTGCCAGCAGTTGGTCAAGCTGCGTGAGTTCGACAAGGCGGACGCCACGTTTATCGACAGCATCCTGCGGCACGAGCACAACGGGCGCATCCATACGGAACTGCACTCCACCCGTAGGGACGAGGGCGGTACGGTAACGGGTCGGTTCTCTTCCTCGAATCCCAACCTACAGCAAATCCCGGCGCGGGATCCCGATATCAAGAAGATGATCCGCGGATTGTTTATTCCAGAGGAAGGTATGAAGTGGGGATCGTTTGACTATTCGAGCCAAGAACCAAGGCTCTTGGTGCATTTTGCGGCGAGCGTACCGTCTGCGTTGCGTAGTCATGTGGTTGATAACGTAGTGGATGAGTTCAACAGTGGGGATGTGGATCTGCACCAGATGGTTGCGGATCTTGCAAACATTACGCGTAAGCAAGCCAAGACGGTTAACCTTGGGATTATGTACGGTATGGGCGTAGCCAAGCTGGCAGATCAGCTAGGCATTCCCTCAGAGGATGCCAAGGATTTAATCAAGCGGCACCGCAGCAAGGTTCCGTTTGTTAAGCAGCTTGCGGACATGGCTACCAAACAGGCGGACAGTAACGGTCAGATACGCACTCTGCTGGGCCGTAAGTGCAGGTTTCACCTGTGGGAGCCCGTCACCTTCGGAACAGGCAAACCCCTGCCTTACGAGGAAGCTCTGAAGGAGTACGGTAAAAACATCAAGAGGGCCTTCACATACAAGGCGCTGAACCGCCTGATCCAAGGATCAGCGGCGGACCAAACCAAGAAAGCGATGCTTGATTGTTACAACGAGGGACTTACTCCTATGCTCACGGTTCATGATGAGCTATGCTTTAACATAGAGAGCCAAGAGCAAACGGCTAGGATTAAGGAGATCATGGAGACAGGCGTTCCGCTCAAAGTTCCTTCGAAGATTGACGTAGACATAAAGGATGATTGGGGAGAGATCGAATGAAACTTGAGGACATTAAAACGGTTGGTCTGAAAGACATGCATCCCATGCAGGTCCGTCTTCTAATGGAAATGGTGGGTATGACCTTGAACCTTGCTGCTATGACCAGAGACGCGGACATACTTGAGGAAACAGAAGCGTGTTGCGACGAGTTGATTAAGCTGTTTGGCGGGGTGGGTGTTTCGATGTCCATCGAGATTGACCCAGGCCCTACTCACGGCGGCTCTCAATCTATGCATTAGCCGCCGCTTGTTACTGAGATCTACCTAGAGACTTAGCCAGCGCCTGGGTTGCCGGATCATTGCCAAGGATTGCGGGATCCACTCGACCTTGCGGAGCCGAAACGGGCGGGGCTGCAGGGGTCACAGGAGCTTGGTTGAACATGTCCGGTGTTAACCCTTCGAGAGGGTTAGGAGCTTGGTTGAACATGTCCGGTGTTAACCCTTCGAGGGGGTTTGTTCCAACTAAGGCGTCTCGCATTCGAGACGGCACAAACGTACCTTCTGCTTTGCGCTTGCTTATTGTTGCCAAAGGAGAATCGATAGCTTCGCGGACCATACGGAACATCTCATCATACGGAAGATCCGAAATAGATTGAAAGTCGTTTTCTTTCTTGCGTCGCTCAATAGAGTTTACTAAATCTTCCGATAGAGGTTTAACATACAAACGGCCACGGGCTATTTGGTTGGCCTCCGCAGAGGACATGTTAGCGTCTTCCACTAACGCTCGAATAATATCTCGTGTAGATGCTCCAAGGATTCGAGCATTCTCAATGTTAACATAAAGCTCGTTTTGTTGTGCTCGATAGGCTTCAATAAGATCAGCAAACTCTTGAGTCTTTTGTTCGCGAGTAGTATCCCCGGCTCTTACAATTCTCTTTACCGCAGAAAGAGAAGCGTTTCGTCCGTCAGCATATTTTATTGCATCGAACTTAATTGCGTCCGTTGCGGTGTGAGTCATAGGTGTAAGTCCGGTAAGCATACGAGCAAACTCTGCTTCAGGAAGGCTAAACCTTCCGCTGGCACTAGGCTCCCCAGTTAACGCTTTAAGCGTTTTTCCTTTTTTTAACTCTCCGCCTTTTTCTTCGTAAAACTCCAACCAATAACGTGGGATCATACCTTCCGCTAGGTGTAAGAAGATTTTGGAACCACGATCTCCAAGTAACTTTTCGTCTGTGCGATTCTTATCGTAGACATACGACCCTGTTTTTGTTCTTCCTTCCCGCAGCGTGACATCCAAGATCCGTTCCGTCATCATTGTTTCACTTGCGAAAGGTTCTGCCATTTTAGTAATAAAAGTTGCTAAAGACCCTTCTAGTAGTTTTTGAGCTTCACCTTGGTCAAGTTCCCCACGCTCAGTATAACTTTGCAATGCTGCTCGAACAGCAGAGCGGATGTAACCCCATGGGTTGTGATAACTTGTGTCCACAAAAGTAATGTTCCCCTTATGATCATTATCTATAATCATAAGGTCCCCGCCCTTCATGTAAGGTTGAACAGAGGATTCTAAGGCGTCTAACTCTTCCTGAGTTGTGCCTGTTAGTTTCATAGACAGTCGTGTTAATTGCTGCGGAACAGTGTTAACAACAACCATCGTGTTCACTAAACGCTGAGATCCATTGGATTGAACAGCCTTTTCGAACTCTGAAACTGCGCGTAAAACTTCGTCTTTTGGAATGCCTTTTGTTGCCTCTTGCGCGATAAGCGCATCGACTTTCCCGAGAGGAACCTTGAAAGAAACCTCTCGCATACCAAGGTCTGCGATATTAAATATGTTACGAATGTTTTCAGAAGCAAACGACGTAAAGTTGCCAACAACTGGAATACGGTCCACAAAACGCAACGCTTGTGGAATCATGTTGTACATAGGCATTGTTTTTTTTACGAGGTTCGCAGCGCCCTCTTCTAATACGCTTAAATCCTCAAGGGTTCGTGTGCTTCTAGCGAAGATACCAGCGTCCTGAAGAGATCCCAATAGAAGTGGATTATCTTCTCTAAATCCGGACTTGGCAAAGGCTTTAGAATACTTGTTGTACTCGCCATTAAACGCAAGAAGTTTAAAGAACGCGTCTTGCCCTCCGTATAGTTTGTCGAAAGTCTTCATAAAAGGAATGAAATCTTCAGCCCGATCCAACGCTTTACCAACCGCTTGACCTTTGGAAGTCTCTCTACCAAATTGTTGGTATTCTTTTAGAGTTTTGTAAACAGCGTTGCTGTCCATTAAACCGGATTGATTAGCTATTTTAGCTAAACGACGAAGACCATCGTCATCTACATTAACGAGCGACTGTGTGAGTAGATAAAAATTATCGATAAGATTCGTTCCACGATGCGTGTTTCCGTTGGAAACAAGCATTGACATGTTGCCTAGTAAGTTTCGGATCTGCCCAGGTAAACTTGGAACGATAGTCATACGTTGAGAAAAAGATCTGATTTGCTGCATTATCGCCGCCACGTCATTGAGAGGCGATAAATTCAGAGCCTGTTTCATCGCTCTGTACATTTCAGGAGTGACATACGCATTTTGAAGACGACCAAACTGTCCGCCAAAAATAGTGCTAAAACCTTCCGCCTCATCTTTGGCGAGTCCAGCCAAAGGGACATAGTTGCGCTGCTCAAGAACCGTCACAGCATCTTCCATAAACTTCAATTCATCGGAAATATTGTTCGTCCCAAGGCGATCTCGAATCTCTAATAGAGCAGCCCGTGTTGGGTCGTTTGCATCAAGAGCCTCCTGAACTGTTCGTGTATCATTACCGAGTGTTACCATTAGTTTATTACGAGCACTAATGTCTTCCGGAGAGGGCATCATAACAATTTGAGGTCGTCCTCCGTTTTGGATTAACTCGAGGGCTCTTGTAAGTCGAGGGGCAACTCCTTGATCTACAGCAAGTTTCCCATAGAACTCATTAGCCGCCCACGACTCAGACAAATCACTCATTGTCCGAGTATACATTTCTTCTGGATCAGTTATTTCTCCTAAGAACTCGCGCAAAGAGTCACTTTCTTCCAGTATAGGTTTTCTTGAAATCAAGAAGTCTTCTTTAATGGACAGCTTGGGGGTATCGGCTGTAAGAAAACCTCTTTTTGTCCGGCCTTCTTTTATAGATTCTATGGCATCTTTAAGAACTTTTCCTACGTCTACCCCTGGACTGTTTAAAGCACTTAGTCCCGCGGTGTTGTTTACAAGTTCTTGTGCCTGTTTGCGAATAACTTCAGGAGCTAACCCGCGAGTTTCATCTAATGTTCCAAGAACGTTTGAAACTTCTTTAATCGCCTTATTGTAAAGGGGATGATTTAATGTAAACCCTTCTTTCTCAAGTCGGTTTAAAAAGGCTACAGGGTTTTCTTTCGCTTCAAAAACTCGACGTAAGTACCCTATCCCAGCCTCATCCGATTGACGTATAATTTCAAGGGCTTCTTCAGCCTTACGTCTTTTATCCGATCCCACAGGAGCGCGTTCTATTTCCAACTCTAATTGCGCGACGTTCCTGTCTATTAAATTCTGTTTAGCGTCCACCATTTTTTGAGCAGCTTTTTCTGCTTTCGCACCATATGCTGAAGTAAACTCTTCTGGAGTAGTAAAACCCCGTAACCGTTTTTCAAGATCATTTCGTAAGGCAGTCGCTCCAGGGCGGCTACGTTTTAAAAATCTAGTAGCTTTTAAAACACTGCCTGTGGCTTCATGAAACTCGTCCATTGCTTGTATACCAGGGCGAACTAAAGAATCCTTCATATCAATAGTGTCTCTAAGCATTTGTGAGACAAAGGGATCTGCGCCTCCGTCCGGAGTAAACCATGTAACAAGTTTCTTTTTTGCAGCAGGAGCTAAAGGCTTTACCTTGGTACTAAGAGCTTTTCCAAATGAAGAGCCCATTAGATCCTGAACAACCGCGTTCTGTGCGACTTGAGTTCCTGCGTATTCGGCACTGTCTTTTACAAAGTCTGCTGTTTTTTTAGCTGTAGTGACCCCGCCACGAACTACGCCTCTTACGGGAGCCGTTCGTGCTACAGTACCAGCACCATATAATCCCAAGTCTACCCCAACGGATAAAAGCGCTTGTTCTGATGCTTTCTTTAATCGGTTTTTAAAAAACCGTTCCGCGTTGTCTCTACCCGTCAGACCAGTGTCCTCTTCCGTATATAACCAATCTAAAGGGATGGCCGCGTCCGTAAAAGGTAGAGGTATTTCTTCTATAGTGGTTGAAAGTGTAGGACGACCGTCAGGACTAAACATGAAAGTGCCAACACCTGTGGCTGCGGTAACAGGTAGACTTGAGGCAGCAAGCTGTGAGAACCGAGAAGCATTGTTTGCCGTCAAGGCTCTTCCTGTTTTTGATTTGCCATACGACTGTGCGGCACGACCAAACAAAGATTTAGCAGGTTCAACTGCTTTCCCTGCATTTGCCAATCGAGAAGCCTGACTAGCGGTTCGTAAAAAACTTACCGCAGGAATTAACGCCGCACCTATTTCTCCTCCAACTTCCGTAACTTGACCAACAGTGTACTTAGGTTCATAGGGTTTTCCAGCGCGTTCCATAAAAGCTGAAACATCGTTTAATGTGTCTGTATCAAAAATCGTGTCAAGAACACCCGCGCCTAGTTCCGTTATACCAGTGGCAATATTCCAAGGAACAGATACCGCAGCGCGTCCAACGTCCGCTATTTTATCAACCCCGGTTAAGACATTGTCAGCTATTCGTGAGACACGAGATTCTTTATTGGACGCGTTGAACATTTCCGGAGTAAGACCTTCAAGCGGATTAGCCGAAGGCTCAACCGGAGTTTGATTGAACATTTCCGGAGTAAGACCTTCAAGCGGATCAGAGCCAGCCATGGTGTTCTCCTATCCTTGCTTCACAACATTTCCGGACAGATCTCGAACTGTGCCTTCCTTGTCTATTGTTCCGACCTTAGTTGTAGTCCCGTCAGGATTTACTTGGATAACATTGGAGCCTTCTGTTCGTATTGTCGCGGAAGGCGTTTGTCCGCCACCCCCATCTCGAGGCGTCTCAGCCCCACCAATAACCCCTGCGGCACGAGCGTCCTTTACAAGCCCTGGAGCAACATCTTCTAAATCGGCCAACACATCAATGATTGCTCTGTTTCCGCCTCCGCTATATTCTTTCAATAAGGTCACAAACGTTTTTCCGTCCGCGGTACTAAGCCATTGACCATCTTTCGAAGCATCTTTTCCTGCCGCCGTCGCCCGAGCCTGCGCCATCGCAGCTTCCTGTGCTGCACGACG